GGCCGAGGAAGCCAATGACGTCGATGTTGCTGTCGGCCAGGAACTCCTGCGAGACCTGCACGATGAAGGCGTACTTGTAGGCCTTGAGCGTGGTCTTGCCGAAGGTCGGGTCCGACTCGTCGATCGTGGCGGCCTCAGCCTCGAAGCCGGCCGTTGACCAGGACGCGAGCGACGGGAGAACCAGGTCCTCGCCGGAGCCCGTGTTGAGCACGGTGACGACGCTCGGGTCGAGCATCGGGCCGACGAGGCGGGCCTGGTCGATGACGACGTCGGAGAATGACGTCGGCACGGGGGCGTTGCTGCTCGTCTTGGCGATGTCGCGCTTCTCGAACTGGAAGGAGTAGGCGCGGCGCTCGCCAGCGAGCAGCTGACGAAGGATGTCGGCGTCGGACTCGGCCGCAGCGGTGCGGGCCTCGACCGGGCGGGCGACATCTGCGACGCCACGCATGGCCTCGGCGATCTCAGCCTCACGCTTCTCAGCGGTGATGAGGGTGTCGATCATGGTGCGCTTCTCGTCAAGCTCCGCGAACGTGCGGTCGACGAACTCGCGCTCCTCGGTGGACAGGTCGCGGCTCTCAGCGGCGGCCTCGTCCATCTTTGCCTTTGCTGCGTGGTACGCCGACTGGCGATCCTCCACGAGCTTCTTCAGGTACTCGGACAACTTAGTTCACCCCTTTCTGGGGTCTCGGTTTGTTGGATTGCGCAGGTGTTTCTTGCGAATCCCGCCGAGGCTCCTCAGAGCGGGGACCTAGCCGCGGCTCGCGCGGCCAGGAAGTCTCAGGCCTTGAAGGCCAGGTCGAGCTGCGCGCGCAGCACGTCGAGCGACGGCCCAGCAGCGACCAACTCAGGCTCAGGCTGCGGCTCCGGTGTGGGCTCGGGGGCCGGAGCCAACTTTGCGACCACTGTGGAGAGCAGGCCAGCCTGGTCAGCGGTTAGACCCTTGCCCTCCTCGAGCGCGTTGAGGGCAGCGTTGAGTGCGTTGGCGTCCTCACCTGTCCGGTCAGCCAGGATGTCCGTCATACGCACTGACGCCGATGTCGCTGGATAGGCCGGGAAGCTGACGACGCTGACCTCTATGAGTCGCACTTCCCGCAGCTCACGGCGGCTTCCATCGGAGCTCCACGAGTCGCCTCCTCGAGGGACGGTCATACCGAAGCTCATTGAGTCCACATCGCCGCGGCGCATGAGGATGGACAAGTCGTTGCCGACCGTCGTCGGCGGAAGATCCGCCTCGGCCAGAAGTCCCTTGCCGTCCTCCACCAGGCGAAGCGTCTTGCCGCGGGTCGAGGCTAGGACCTTTTCGGGGTTGTGGTTTAGCAGCATCCGCACGTTGTTGCGGGACCGCAGCGACTTAGCGAAGGCACCGGGAGCGATGGTCTCCCGAAAGCCCATGTCCACCGAATCGGAGTTGAAGACTGCGGCGTAGCCGGTGAAGCTCATACCGTCACCGGAGGCTGCCTCGCGGAACTCCCACTCATCCACAGTGACGTGGCGGGTCTCCATACCTGTCATGCTTCGTCCTTCTTCCTCACGGATACGCTCGGCCTCGCGCTCAAGCCAGCGCCTCGCCGGTCCAGGGTCCGTCGGGTCAATGCCCCATAGGTAATGAGCCACGGCGCCCGCGCCGGGATAGTCGGGGTGGTTGCCGTCGCTGTTCTGCGGCGCCTCAAGGTCGACCGCGTGCCGGGCCGCCCAAGCATTCGCCCGAATGACCTTGTCGTCGGACATTTGCCCGTCAGCGATCTGACGGGCCTCTCGGATGGTGCGATCCGCCAGGCCGTCCCCGCCATAGCCGTCGGCTCGGAAGGCCAGCCCCTTGCGGGCTGCGGACGCCATGTAGCCTGGGACCTCGGGCACGTCAGACCTGGGCGTTCTCGGCCGGCTGCAACTGATTCGACGCCAGGCCCGTATGCGGCATGGCCGGCAAGCCAAGCGCGGAAAGAACAGCAGCAGGCTCGTAGCCGGACTGCACGAGCTTCGCGGCCATCTCGACCCGCTCGCGCTCCTCCACGATCCCGGCAGAAGCGACGGCGATATTGGCGAGCGGGACCCGCGGGTTGTCGCCGCCGTCGACCGGGCGAAGATCCATCAAGCCGCGGGCCTCGTTGACGCTCATGTACCCGGCCTGCAATGCCGTAGAGAAGACCTGCGCCTGCGTTGCCGAGTCGCCCCGGAGAAGCCCGTCCATGTTGACGCGCAGGAACACGTCGCCGGGGAGGAGGCGGTTGTGGGCTTCCTCGATGGCGGCGATGAGCGGGGTCAGCGAGTAGCGGGTGAACTGGATGGCGTTGTGCTCCACCGAGGCGTAAGACATGGCGCCGGGAGTGTTGAGCCCGATCATGGACGGCGGCACCCGGAACACGCGCGCCACTTCCTCAACCGCAAACTGGCGGCTCTCAAGCATTTGAGCCTGCTCGCCATCCGAGCCCGTCTTCACAAACTTCGCGCCACCCGACAACACACCCGGCCGGTGAGCCTTCTTTAGACCCTTGTGCCCAGCCTCAAAAGCGTCGACCAGATCCTTGGCCTGCTCCTGCGTCAGGTTGCCGGGGAACTCAATCATTCCTGAAGTGTTGGCACCGTTGGAGAAGTACCGCGAGGCGAACTCATCCAGCGCCTTTGCTAGGCCTAGGGTCTGCTTCAGCTCATCTACGCGGCTGACACCCTTGAGCGAGCCAGGTCGGCGCATCTCAGGGATGTAAAGCACGTCCTCGCCAGGCAGCACGGCCTGGCCGCCGTCAATAACAAACTCACGCAGGCGGGTCTCACGGTTCCGGCGAATGTCCACACGGGTCGGGTCGAGCGGCTGAAGCGCGACGATCTCGCCGTTGCCGTTCCGGAGGATTTGCACCACGGCCCCGTGCGACAGCAGCATGGAGACGACGATCTGCTTGTAATACTCAATGCGGCTAGAGCCGGGGCCCTCGGGCTCGTACACCCAAGCGGGCCGCGGCCGGTAGGGGAGCCGGTTGCCGTCACGGCGAATGAACGTGTCCACCGGCAAAGTCGAGATCGTGTCCGACAGCAGGCGCACGCAAGCGTAGGCCGCACCGATCTCGAGGGCGTTCTTCTGGTTGACGACCGTACCCGCCCAAGTCGCGAAGCCCGAAACGTCAATGCCGGAACCCCACACCTGCTGGTAGGAGAGGTTCCGCTCCTCCATCGGCTGACCGCCGAACAAGTTCCCGAGCATCAGAGGCCTCTCTCAAGCGCGACACCGAAAGCCAGGCCGCAGACCCCAGCAACAACGAAACCGAGCCAAGGCGCAACCAGCGCGCAGCCCACAATGAGGGCAACACAGCCAGCGATCTGCAAAGCAAGTGCGATGCGCATACGGCTCCTAGACTGAGAAGAATCCGGCAACCGGGGCGTCCGGCTCCGCCTCACGGCGATGGGTAGCCCGGTCAAAAGCGATGATGGCCGCAACCGCGGCATCGATCTTTCTTGGAGAGCCCCGGTGCTCTTTCACGACTCGGGGCCCTTTTTGGTCGGTCTTGATGACGCAGTTGTCCAGGTGGCGGGCAAGAGCGGGAGCATGATCGTGCGCGACCTGGCCTGATACCACCGCGTCAAAGAACTTGGCCGTTGATGGGACCATGCGAGCTGGGCTCGAGCTTGGGTATTCAGTAATCGGAACCCCGGCCTCGGCCAGCGCCTCCATGCTGCGCTGCCAGCGGTACGGGTCACACGCAACCTCAACCACATTGAGCCGGCCGCACGTCTCCAAAATCCGAGCCTCAACGCCGCCAATGTCCACCCGCCAGTCATCACGGTCGGTAGGCTGCTTCTCCCACATATCGACCAACCAGACGCGCGGGGTCTCCTCAATCGTCACGCCGACAATCGCCGTCGTATCCCCAGAGAACGAACCATCAAAACCGAGCACGACCGGGGTGCCGTCATCCACCGGCGCCATCTCTGGCAGCTCGTCCCAGGCGCCGTGCGGCAGCCAAGCCTGCTGCGAGCTGACGAAAACATTGGTCCGCTTCGTGCGGAACTCCGCCTCCGGGGTCCGCTTCACTGAGGACTCAAAGTCCTCGGGGTCTTGGATGTCGCCGTATCCAGGGTTGGCGATCTGCCAGTTCTTCGGGTCGCGGTGGTCACAGTCAGGATCGGCCTGCCACCAGGCCCCAAAGAACGACGGGTCCTTGACTTCGCCGGCGGCGACCCGCTGCGCGTACTGGTACAGGCCGTAACACACCGAGTCCTGCCCGGTGGAGTCTGTGCGCACCCCGGCGGTCGTGATAGCCAGCGTCAAGGCGTCGTAACGCGCGGCCTGCGCCAGCGTCATCACGTCCCAGAGTTGCCGATTGGGCTGCGCATGGACCTCGTCGAAGCAGATAAGGCTGGGGCTGAGTCCCTCTTGGCGGAAGGCCTCAGACGAAAGCACCCGATACACCGAGCCAGTCGCCGGGATCTCAATGGCGTCCCGATACAACTTCGCCTGCGCCATCAGGTCCGGCGACATTTCCACCATCGCCTTAGCAGCACCGAAGACGATGCGCGCCTGCTCACGGTCAGCCGCGCACGAGTAGACCTCGCCGCCGCGCGGACCCATGAACAGGCCATAGAGAGCGATGCCAGAGCCGAGCGCCGACTTGCCGTTCTTACGAGGCAGGCCGACTAAGGCAACCTTGGCGCGAAGTCGCTTATCCGCACGTCGGGCAAAAATGTTGTCTACGAGTTTCTTCTGCCAAGGACGCAGCAGCAAAGGCTCGCCAGCGCGTCCGCCAACTGAGTCCTTGACCTGAGGGCACAAGGCCTCGATGAACTCGGCGACGAGGGGGCCGTCGCCGCGCTTGATATCCGCAGCCGGGACAGGGGTCAGGATGGCCGCCGGCCATCCTTTGATCTTGCGGGGTGCCATGCGCAGGAGGCTCCCTAGTTATTGCGCTTCGCCTGCAACTTCTCCAACGTCGAAGCGGCCTTGACTTCCGCCAGACCCAAGCGGGCACGGGCGGTGGGATTGAATCCGAGCTGGGTCAGCCAGTCAGCGATCTCACGGTTGAGTTCGCGCAGCTGCTTGCGGGCCTCAGTCGACGACTCCGCCACCGGGAGCAGACGCTCACGCTCCTCAAGCGACTCCCGCAACATCGCTAGCTGCACCCCATCGGTGCGGGCAAACCAAGCCGAGCCCGCCTGCATGATGTCGGCGAACAGGTCAGCCGCCTGACGCTGAAACGGCTCTAGGTCAACGGGCTCAACCGCGACCAAAGCCCCGCGGTTGTGCTTGCCGGCGTTGAACGTGCCCGTGCGTCGATGCTGCTCGACTGGCTTTGGAGGTCGACCGCGAGGGGCCATGACGAAACCTCCAGGTCAAAGTCTGAATTTCGGAGCCGTATTTATTGGCA